GCTAGTAACATAAAAAGTATTACCTGTTACTTGATCTTCAACAGTCGTAGGGCCAAACAAAAAACCGTTTCTTTGATACGGCACATTGTTTTGGTCACACCACCTTGAATTTTCATTGTTGTATCGATGTCGATTGTTCATGATTTTTTTCTCCATAATCATAAGTTTCAAGTAGCCTTGCTAAATACCACTGGGCTTTTCGCAAGTCTTCTTTTTGATTTTTATATTCGTAACGCCAAATATATTTAATAATGTTCCCCTTCAAGTAGCCTTGGAATTGTCGAGTAGTCATAGAGGCTTGAATAGCTTGTATGCACTCAATATCTCCAGTGTTGTAATGTGGGGGTTGATTTACATTATCCATAATTACTCCTTAATTGGTTCGTAACAGTTAGCTTGGTCTCTGACCCGCCTAAAATCATAAGTATAAACTTAAAGTTTCGTTGAGTACATCAACGCTTATCTTGCATCGATTCTTAGGAGACGTATACGCTTTCGGACCTCTAGCCGCACTAGGCTCCACAGGTGGTTGTATCAACTAACTGTTACGATATTTCTTTTTCAAGAAATTCCGATTGGACTCTTCGTATGCTTGAAAAGTAGGATGAACTTCCATGCCATAGGCAAGTCGCTCAGAGCAATTCTTCTTATACATACGAAGAGCAAATTGTTTATATTCCGTAGTGTTCGCAAAATGTCTCATACATCTCTCCAACTATTGGTATGTCTAATTCGAACATTGTATCAATAGTTGCAGGGCTAGGTATAGTACCAGTCCATGTTGAAACACCTGAACTTTTAGATTCAGCTTTTAAAAAGTCTTTAACTACTTCATAGAATATAAGATGCACAACATCATCTTTGTCTGCATCATCTTCAAGAATATAACGAAGTATCTCTGACTTTATAGCTTTTACAGAATACTTATCAAAAAATTGATTAAGATTGTTTTCTAGCCATGTGCCATGCCACTCTTCCCATTCTTGTGCTTTACGCATTAATTTAGCCATTTTCTTTTGTTCTACTTTTTGTTTATGACTAACATTATTGCTCAACACTACAAACCTTGGTCATCTGAGTATTGATTGTGCTTACGCCAGTCTGGTTGTTTAGTTTCCCATGTAAGCTTAGGCATAGTAAAGTTGAAACCAAGAAGTTTTTTACTTACAGATTTTAGTTTCAACTTTTCATGTACCATAGTTTTACGCATGAAAAACAAAATAATAGAAGCAGTAAGACCACCAATCATAGCAGCAGTCATACCGCTGTAAGTACCATAAAAAGCAATCATAAGTGTAGCAGTAATGAGCACATCAACGACAATGTCATTACCGATAGTCTTACGACCGCCAGCTTTAAGCGCCAGCAAAAGCAGACCGAGCGCGCTGAATATTCCTATTGTGAGCATGGTTGCGTTGCCTCCACATGATATAAGCCATATAGCCAAACTGAATTAGTTCGATAAGTATCCACAAAGCTGTGGTAATGCTTGTCAATATACTAGGCATAGTTGTATCTCCATAAAATGTAAAACATACTACCTAGAATAAGACCAAGTAGCATGAAAGTTATAATATGTTGCAAAATCATGGCTAGTGCAAGAACGCCAAGGACTGTTGCAACTCCGTGTACTGCAAACTTTTTAAGCTTGCTTTTAAGTGACTTCAATGATTTCTCCATAAGGAGCCTCCGTAGCTGAATTAGTTATCCAAACAACTGGAAAGTGTGGTTCGGTCCCAAAGTCGTTTGATTCCAAGTCTGTGAGATAAATGAGACAAGAGATACTTGGATATTTCTCTGCCATTTCTGCAACAGCTGGCCCAAACATTGTACCGCCTCGCCCCTGCATTGTAACTTTCAAAGGCATTGATTCACGAGTGAATGTTTGCTCATCGGTCACATGAGTATCTGCTTGCATGAAACGGATATTTTCCACATTAGCATCAACCAACATAGAAGATATTTCGCCCAAATCTTGATTAAGTTCTTCATCAGTACGAGAACCAGAGGTGTCAACAATGACACCAACTTCTTCAATGCATGGTGAATACAAACTAGGCAAATACAAACCATCAGCAACAAACCTACGATTAGGTTTCTGCCAGCTGTAATCTGACTTGTTGTTACTCTTCAAGAATCGTGCAAGCTTTTGTTTCCAATTGACTTTAGGTGACACAATGTCATCAACAAGCTTAGACAAGCTACCTGGTAGCTTACCTTGTGCTTTAGCTGATTCAGCTGCTTGTTGCACAGCAACTCGCATGTCTGCTTCGTGTTTACTTTGTGCACCACTGTCTGTCAAAGACGGATTAGGTTGAACACAAGTACCGTCAAAGTCAGACAATCCAGACAATGCTTCTGCACCACCATTCTGTTGCAGAATGTTGTAGATTTCATCTGCACTCATATCACGATACTTTTCATCAAGTAGCCCACCTTCTGGCAATATCATGCCAGAGTCAGTAACGACTAGATTGATTACATAGTCACCAGCTACATTCCAAAGAAATGGATCACGCTCGTTAAGACGAAGTACATGCATGTAAACACAATGCATAACTTCGTGAGCAAGCAAACCAACTCTTTGCTCAGGACTTTGTTTGAGAAAGAATGTGGGATTGATTAGTAGCTTTTCACCATTCGTTCCTGCTGTTGGAATGTCTTCAGTAAACTCTGCCCCCAATCGAAGGCAGAGCGTACCGAAGAACGGTTGCATTATCAACAATGTAGAACGAGCTCGAGTAAAAGCCGTTTTAATATCTTCCATTAGTCGTTATCTCCTAGTAATGTTGAACCAAGAATCACAGCGTTGAAATCGCCAGCATGTTGCTCGACAAAGCCTTTGTCTTGCTTAGCTTTTGTTTTACGCTCTGCTTTCTTGTGAATAGTTACCATTTTATCAGGGTCAACTTTTTGCACCATAGCTGCCAAAGCACCACCGGGCCATGCTTTCAATGCTTGATTAAGCGTTTGAAAACGAAGCAACATCTTTGCAAACTTAGCAATTTCATTTTGTTTGGTAATGCTATACACATGTCTTTGTTTAGCTATCTCAAGAGTTTTCATAACTGCTTCATCTTGTGGAGCTTTGTAAAGACTGAAAGGTAATGAACTTCGATAAGATTCACCTCTTAGTAATGGTTGTTCTACTGAAAGAGGTATTTCTTCACTCCTAAGCTCTGGTGTATCAGTATTACACTCATACTCTTTAACCCAGTTTTGAAGATCCCAAGGTAAATCGTCGTAAGCACGATCTCTTTCTTTCTGATCGTAACACTGTGTTTCAAACTGTATGTTCAAATCACTTTGGTTGATGAAAAATGAAGAGTCTTCATCTTGTTCACCCAAATCAAAGAAATCTACATCATCAAGTTTTGATGCTTCTCTAATTCTGTCAACAATAGGTTTGACATGAGTGTCATAGATAGCATCACCAAGAGACGCAGGATACTCTGGTTTTGGTTTAGTGTTCTCATAGCTCTTCTCATACTCTTTGCAGAGATCACTAACGAGTTTGTTTGACATACGAACTGTAGCCATAATTTTCTCCGTTATTACAATACAACATCTGAATTATCTGAAATCCAGCTTTGTATTGTGGGTTGATTGAATAATGCTTTGTCAATTGCAAGAATGCTTTTGACCAAAACAACCTGAAACTCAGTAGGTATCTTTTTACCAAGTTTCATAATGTTTTCTAGTTTGGATGCTTCCGCTCTAGAAGCCACTGCACCTGTAAGTGCATACAATACCGCCGGATCTTCCGATGGCATGTACGAACTAGGATTAGCAATCAAGTTATCAATATCTGGTAACTTGTCTGCAATCTTTGCAAACGCAAGAAACTCTCCAGCAGGGCCTGTGCCAACAGCACCAGCAATACCAAAGAATAATCTTGAATCGTCTATGTTTTTTGTCAATCTCAAACGCTTGTCGACAAATGACCAGCTTCGAGGAGTAGGAAAAGCATACTCATCAGCTTTGAAACTGTACAAAAGGTTAGGACGGTAACGCATGAAAGAAACCAAAGTAGTATTGACTTCATTCTTTAGCGCCCACTCGCACCAAGCATCCAAGCTAGGTTCGAGTTCGTAATGCATCAGTCTGTTTCTTACAGGTGAGGGCATTTGGTAAACCGAGGCACCGTCAGTTAGACGATTACCAGCGGCAAGACATGACCAACCATCAGGCATTTTGTAATTACCAACCTGACGAGTTAGTAGAAGTTGTAGAAACGCATTCTGTGTAGCAGGTGGCGCAGTTGGTAGTTCGTCAATCATGAACAAACCACGAGGGCCATGCGTTTCTTCGCTAGGAAAAATATCTGGTGGTGCCCACGAAGTTATCTTCATAGCACCCGAAGCAACCGAAAGGTCGTCCCTTGTATAAGGTATACCACGAACATCGACAGGGTCGAACAAGTTAGCACGAAAATCAAGCAATGGTATGTTGAGTTCGTTTGCCACTTGTTGTGGTATTTCTGATTTACCAATACCTGGGCCACCCCAGATCATGGTGTTAAGTCCGATACGCATGTTATCGCGTATCTCCTGTTTGAGATCCGTTGCTGTAACGGTCTGCATAGTTGTATCTGACATGATTTACTCCTCTTATCAAATAATTATTGTTCAACGGGTTCGATGTCACGAATCTTCACTTGTCCGTTTCGTATCATCTCACCCAACCTTTGTGTAGCTAACTTTTTGTAATCTACATTTTCAGTATCTACTGGAAATGGAGCATCAAACTCCACCACAATAGTATTGCGTGAAAAAGAATCTACAAAAGTAGCTCGAAATAATCTTGTAGCCATGTGGCCTCCTAATTTCTTAAATACACCAAAAAAAGTAGGAAACAGTTTTTGTATACTTTGCATGATTTGACTCCTTGTAAGTAATAGTCACTAAGCGAAGGTGCGAGCAGTTAGCGAGCACGAGCTAAGTAACTGGATTGTATGTAAAAAGCTACTTAAAGTAACTTAACCTTTATTTATGTGCGAAGGCACGCCCCCCGTTCGGGCGTGCGAGCCTAAGCTATCGGATGTATTTGCGAGGGTACAAATCTCAGATTTGTACCGAGCACAAGCTTTTATATATGTAAGTGCGAAGGTACAAACCGCTGAAGGCATCCGACGGCACGCACGCAGTGCGGTGCCCAAAGGATGGCCGGAAGCGCCGAGGAGATGTCTGCGGTCAAAGCGCAAGCTTTGACCCTGCATCTGCGAGGCTTGGTTTGTACGAGCACACGCTTAATTAAAAAAAATAAATAATTGGAGCTAGGACTGACTATTTAACAAAGGGGAGACAAGTCAGCCCTAGCCGTATTAGGTAGGGAAAATATATAAAACCTACCACATATAAACCTGCCATCCATAACAGGACAAACGCCACCCCACGGCACGACAACATGACAAAACTGCCATAATCTTGCCTCACAGTAACTTGACATGACACACGCCACCTGGACTGCCACGATCACAACTTACCTTAGCACACGCCAACGGACCATGACTTGCCTCGACTGCCATACAGCACCAAACCACTCCTCCCCACGCCTTAACGCGACTCACCTGGACTGCCTTACAATAACTAGACATGACTAACCGGGACTTGCCCTAACCGACCAAACGTTACCTCAACTGCCCTTCCGTACCAACCCATGCCGGAACCCGCCGTACCTCTCCAAAAGCCACCGCGACTGCCAAACAGTACCCAACCACGACCCGCCTCAGCGTGCCGGAACTAGACTGCCTAACCGTGCCTAGCCTCGGCACGCTGTAACACGACGAGACTAGACTGCCAAGGAAAGTTAAGCCACCTTTTTAGATGACTTAACTTTTTGAAGTTGCATACGCTTACGCGTAATGGGTTTCTTAGCACTAGTTAATGCTGTTTTTGCACTTCTAGTAAGGATGCCAAATGCTTGCAATTGGTCTTGAATTGTTTGTATTCTGTTTTCTAGAGAAGTAAACAATTGCAATTGCAAAGCTTTGTCTTCCATAACTTGAGCTGTGTGCATATACTTTCGCTCTTCCTTATCGCGTAAACTAACGAAAGCTTTTATTGTTGTAGGGTTATTTTTTACAACAGTTATCTTTGCGTTAACGATAAGTATCCTAGCTTGATGCAAACGCCACTTTTGTGACGCTTCTGTGTCATCCCAATCGAACAAGTTGTGCAAAGGAGATTTCTTTCTCTTTGCACTTTGTACGATAATACTAGGACTCAAAGTCTTATGCTTTTTATGTAAAGCAATAAGCTCATCAGATACGATTTGCTGTTGAGTTATTGTTTTACTTAGTGACCCTTTGGGTCTTCCTCTGCCTCTTTTCATTTAGACGCTCCTACTTGGAAGGTACCAAAGGTACCGTTTTTCTCTGGACGCCACTCACCGACACCAACGGTTTGACCACCGTGGTTTAGTAAATTAGCAATTTGTTCTACAGTCACACGATCAGCGTCGAACTTGACAAGCAACTCTGCTTTCCAATTTCTGAACTCAGGTCGAAACCTTAGATCTTTGTTACCTTGAACATTGACTGGGTCTTTACGCATAGTTGGTTTAGAACCTTTGATTTGCACACATTCACCGTCCGGTGCATTTGGTAGTACAAAGAACAAAGTTCTTGTGTCCGTCATTGCGAGACCAAGACCTTTACCTGCACGCACCGCACATTGTTTGAATGCTGACGCAGGAAAGCCGAAAGAACCATCGTCCTGTAAATACGCAGACTTTAGATACTCTTTCTTAGGGTCAAAAGGCACACGAGTTGACTTTTTAGCCTTACCTTTACGAGCATCTTCCATTTGCTGGATGATGGTTTCTTTCATTTTGTTTTGGATTAATGGAGTCAAGCCAGTAACTTTTAGCTTTACTTGCTGAAAGTTAGGTGGATTGATTACTATTTGCTGAGATTTAGCCATAATATTTCCTTGGTTTAAAAGTTAAAAAAATGCCTAGCTAGGAATGGATATCTAAACCTAGCTAGGACTTGTGTTGTACGCTTACGCGTTATCAACAATGCTCTGCATGTGGGCAGAAGCCTGCGTATTCATTTCACGCTTGACTTTGCCACCTACATCAGCTTGTTGATTGAAGTTCCATTCTGCAAGTCTTTGCAATCTGTCTTCAACGGCTCTCTGGACACGAGACTTATTAATCTTTGTGTCTTTCAAACCGAAATCGTTGTCAATGATTTGTAAAGCAGAAGACAACATTCTTGCTTTACGACCGAGGTCAACCATTTTTTGTTCACGCTCGATAAGCCAATCAGGAATGTCATCATCCTTCATGTTACTCATTGAATCTGAGTATTCGTAGCATACACTTACGAACTCAGACCAAGTTCTAGTACAAAGCTGTAAAAAGTTAAGACCAGTAGATTGTGGGTCAACAATCAACAAATGACGAATACCAGTTACAATATCGTTAACTGCATGTTCGTATTTGGTTTGTTGCTCCTCAGCAGTCAAAACCTTTTTATTACCAAGTTCAATATCCTTGAAAACAAGATCAGTACCGAACTTAGTGTCAAACACAGCCATAATGGAAGCCACAACAGCTGGATTGAAAGTTGGTTTACCAAGATCGGTCAACGCAAACTTGCGAAAATACCAATCTGGTAAGACAATGTCAGCTCTAGCTTGTCTAGCTTGAACACCTTCAGCGTCTGCAATAGTGTCTTCTGTATAGTCACTCATGTCAGACTTATTTTTAGGCAAAAGCTCTTTAGTCTCTTGCTCACTTGGGTCAAAATATTCACTCATATTTTTTACTCCTAATATATTAGTGATTTATAAAACACATTTACTGATGTAAATGCACCTATTCAAATGGCTTAGATGTTTAAGTCATTTTGAATTCTTTTTAACTGGCTTGGATGGTAACTCCTTGTAGGACTTACCTGCGTTAAAGAAAGCTCATCGTCCCAGATAACTACTCTAGTTGGGGACAGCCATTTAACGACTGTCCCAAAAATGCAGTGACCTTTGACTTGGACTTTATCTCCTACTTTAATTGAGTATTCCATTGAAGTAGAGAAAAGCTTGTCTTTCGGCGTCTTCATAACTCAGCTCATACACATCCACAAAGATGTATATTTCTGACTGATGCTCTTGACACCATTTATTAAATTTAGACTCAACAACTTGGTGTGTAGTCTGCTCCATTGGGTCGTGGATATCCACGAATTGCATTACATTTTCAGGTATTGCCATGATTTTACTCCTATATTTATTAGTTAATTTACTTCTGTGGGGTACTAACACCATTGCTTGCCAATGGTGTTTTTATCCTTCTGAAAGTCAGATTGAAGCGTTCTTTATCGCCATTTATAACTGAGTGCCAGTTATCTCTCCACCATTGCCCGTCAGCAAGAATGCAATCTAGATCAGAAAGCGTTATCGTATTGCCGGGTTGGTAGCGATCGAGAGTATATCGAAACTGAGCAGTGCCACCGATAGATACTGAAAGTATGCTACCTTCGAGGCATTGCTCATCGTCTTGATGTAACGAAAGGGTATGCCCAGGTCCGTATCGATTTACCAAGCAGTGATTCCACTCATTGGTAAGACCATAAGGTATTTCATTCGCGTGATTGATTATGTTGTAGATTGGATTGAGCCAATGAGGGTCTTTCCAAGTGTCATCGTAATGTGAAGCACGCGAATAGAAATAATCAACTCCTTGAGCAATTGATGCTACAAAGCGTGACCATTCCCATTTGTAATCAAGGTTAGTTAAACCTTCACGCAAGTCGGCAATATCATCTTCATAGAATTGCCAACCAGACCTGAAGTCCTTTAAGTTAAATATTTTCATATTTTTCTCCTATATTTATTAATTAATCTCAACAACAGAATCAAAATCTTCATCATCTTTGATTAGACCAGAGTCATCTAAAACGACGAAATCATCTATTATCGCTGTATCTACTAAGTGAATTATTGATTCAAAAAGTAAGCTGGTTATAACATGACAATCCCCAGTATAAGGATGTGGAGTTATTTCCCAATTATTTGATTGGGGCAAATAAGTATTAACAATTGAATAATCAATGGAAGAGCGTTTAGAACGCACTATTATTTGCACATAATCATTATCAAAAGCAACCGAACGAATATCGGCAACTTTTGATAATTTATAAAGGTTAAGCTTTTTCATAATTTACTCCTATATTTATTAATTAATTTACTCTTGTGAGGTACTAACGCCGAGCCTTGTGCTCGGTGTTTCCTATTAGTGGTACACCGTGGTACACCCTAAGCTATTGATTCTATTGAGCTTTCGCTCTAGGGTGTACCAGCACTAAAAAGCTAGTGGTACACCGGAAACCCCTGCGTTAGCTATGTTTCGTGGCAGGTGTACCATTTGTACCGGTTATTTAACGAATCGAACTAAGATTCTATAACCACGGTCCACGGTCGATTACTAAAGCTAACGCAAAACCTGTGGTACACCTGGTACAAAGATCGGCAAACGCTACAGACTACAGTAAA